AGTCCGAGAAGTTTGGCAAGTTTGGCGAGAAGATGCAGCAACTGCTGGCTGCCAATCTCAACAAGACGTCTTTCAGGCAGATCCTAGAAATGGGCGCTGATCGAGGCAGCGACGTTGTTGACTACTACCTGAACGGCAACACGCAAGAGTTGGTCAACCGCACCAACCAAACGATGGAAGCGTACAACCAACTGACCGACACTATCGCCGCTCAGTCTGCTACCGCCTTCTACCAGGCTGGCCTGCAGTCAGTGGTTGCCATGCTGCGTGCGTTCATTGAAACTCTAGGCACAGGCGGCAAGGCTCGCCGCGAGTTGCGCAGCCTGATGGACAGCCTGCAAAAAGAGTTGGAGATCAACGTCAAGGTCAACGTGCCGACGCCATCAGGTGGTGGTGGTGGTGGAGGTGGCGGCGGATCTGTTGATGTTGCACCAATTGAGGACGCCATCACCAAGGTTGTTGAGACAGTGGCAAGGCCGCTAGGTGCCTACACGCCACCACTGCCCAGCATGGGCCCAGTGATTCCGTCCGGCGAAGGTCGCATCTTTGCTGAAATGGTCAACCAAAACAGAAAGCGCGCAGCAGGTGGCCCGGTCACTGGCGGCCAGTCCTATCTTGTTGGTGAAATCGGTCCTGAGTTGTTCGTGCCAAACGTGTCGGGAACGATTGTGCCCAACAAGGCACTGGGTGGCTCCACGTCCATCACGATCAACGTCAACGCTGGCATGGGCACTAACGGTGCTGAGGTTGGCCGCCAGATTGTGGACGCGCTCAATGCCTACTCTCGTCGCAATGGTCCGTTGCCCATCAGGACAACATGATGGCTGCGGTAACCGTCAAAATCGCCTTTGACCTAGCAGCTGCCGGTCGAGGTGACTTCTTCACAATTGGTGATGCAGTCAAGGGAGCTTGGGGCACAGCATCGTCACCTCTTGCGGGCGACATTCTTACCGACGTTACGAGCGACGTGCAGGCTATTTCGTTTCGCCGGGGGCGCTCTCGGGAACTTGACCTATATCAAGCTGGACAGGCACAGGTTGACCTAGACAATCGCAATCGTTACTACGACCCAACCGCAGGCACGGCCATCAGTCCGTATGCGCCAAGCATTGTGCCTCGCAAGGAACTCACCGTTGAGATTGAAGGGGCCCGGCAATTCTCAGGACAAATTGAAGATTGGGACTTGTCCTTTGAGCCCAGTGGCCGCAGCATCTCAACAGCGAAAGCCAGTGATGGTTTTGTGTTCTTGTCAAATAACACAATAAATGACCACACGACAACTGAGCAAACAACAGGTCAGCGCATTTCGGCAATCTTGGATCGCACTGAAGTCGGCTGGCCTAGTGCTCGACGCAACATTGACACAGGCCAAGCCACAGTCCAGGCCGACGCTATAACCAACAATCGGTCAGTGTTGGAGTATCTGAACAAAGTGTCTGAGGCTGAACCTGGTGCTTTGTTTATTTCGCGTAATGGATTGCTGACGTTTCGTGACCGCAATAGTCTGCAACAAGTAACTGACGTCACGTTTGCCGATGACGGCACCGGTATTCCATTTATGTCTATCGGCGTGGAATATGGCACTGAGTCCCTCAGGAACCAGGTTAGCGTTGCTCGACTCAATGGCGGCACCGCCGTGGCAGGTGACGCAGCAAGCCAAGACGCTTACGGCGTTATTGAATACAAAATTGCTGGCAGCCTGCTCTCAACCGATGCCGCTGCAGACGACTTAGCCGCATGGATCATTGGCATCTATTCCGAGCCCACGCTGCGTATAAACAGCCTGACAGTTGACCTATCGGCCATAACCTCACAGCAACTTGCTGACGTGTTGAGCCTTGAATTAGGTGACGCAGCACAGGTCGTGTTTACGCCTAACGGTGTTGGCGATCCAATCAGCCGATACGTGTCTGTTGATTCAATACAAGCAAACCTTACGCCCGCTCGCCAGCAAATGACTTTTGGCTTTTCGCAGGCACCTGCGGCGTTCACTCTCAACTCTCCTGCGCTGGGTGAGTTGGACGACGACATTCTGGGGTTCTGATGCCATTCAAGGTGTTTACGGCTGGGTCCGCGCTGCCTGCGGCTGACGGCAACGAGTTCTTGATGGAGCAGCAACTCATGGTGTTCGGTGGCACGGCGGCACGCTCCGCCGCTATCGGCACACCGGTTCATGGCATGTTCAGTTTTCTGACTGATTCAGACACGCTGGCCTATTTTGACGGTTCCAATTGGGTGGAGTTCTAATGCCTGCTGGTGGTTTCAAGGTTTTCGTAGACGGTGAGGTTCTACCTGCGTCGGATATCAACGATTACCTTATGCAGGGGATTCTCGTTTTCGCTGATGAGGCCACTCGGGATTCTTCGATTGCCGGTCCAGATCATGGAATGTTCGCGTTTACGCAGGACGAAAACAAACTGTGGTACTACGACGGCACGAATTGGCAAGAGTATCGTCCGGCTGATGCAGATTTCTCAAACACACCCACCGGTAGTTACACCGACGGTGATGGCCAAGATTGGAAATATATTTCTTTTACGGCTGACGGTTCGCTGACTGTGACTAAGGCAGGCTACGCGGAGATCATGGTTCTCGGTGGTGGCGCGGGTGGCATGACAGCAAATAACGGTGAAGTGGCCGGTGGCGGTGGTGGTGGTCTTCGGTGGGGTGGATTCACGGTGCCGGTGGCCACGCACACGGTAACGGTGGGTGCGGGTGGTGCTTCACAGTCGAACGGTAATCCGTCGTCGTTCGGCACGATCTTGAAGGTCGGTGGCGGTGAGGCTGGTCTTGCCGCGAATACCGGCAATTTCGCTGCTACTCGCGCTGGTGGTGGCGGTGGCGCGGGTGGTGCCACTTTCGGTTCAGCGGGTAATAGTGCCGGTGCGGGTGCTGGCGGCACGCTCTACGGCTCAAATAACTATGACGGGTTGAGTCTTAGTTTCACGGGTTCAGCGGTGACGTATGGCCGTGGTGGTTTCGCTGGTAGTACCGCGACGGCAAACCGTGGCGAGGGTGGCGCGGGTAACGCCGCGGGTAGCAGCGGGATCGTTATCGTCCGAGTGAGAGTCTGATCCGTTATGGAGAGTGAGTAAGCATGGCAGTGAAAACGTGGAGTGCTGGTGAGGTTCTCACGGCAGTCGATCTGAACGACACTATCGCGGACGCTAAGGGTGCTTTGGCTCCTCGTAATCTGTTGTATAACGGTGCGATGCAGGTGGCGCAGCGTGGCACAAGCACGACGGGTATCACGACTACGACTTACAACACCGCTGATCGGTGGAAGCAGAGCGTTACAACGTGTGGAACGTGGACGCAGACTGTTGAAAACGACGCTCCGACCGGCTCTGGCTTTCGTAAGTCGCTCAAGGTGTTGTGCACGACTGCGGACGCTGCTCCCGCTGCTGGCGATGTTGTGATCATTGGTCAGTCTCTAGAGGGTCAAGATTTGCAGCGGATCGCTAAGGGAACATCTGACGCGCAGCAGCTGACGCTTTCATTCTGGGTAAAGTCGAATGTCACCGGCACTTATGTTGCGTATCTTGGTGACACGGATAACACTCGTCAGGTGGGATCGCAATACACGATTAGCGCGTCAGCGACCTGGGAGAAAAAGACAATAACGTTCCCTGCCGACACAACCGGCGCATTTACTAACAATAACGGTGAGAGTTTATTAGTGCGTTTTTGGCTGGCTGCTGGTTCTAATTTCACGTCTGGGACAATTCGTAGCACTTGGACTGCTTCAACCAATGCCGATCTTGCGGTTGGTCAGACGAATGTCGCAGCAGCAACTAATAACTATTGGCAGATCACAGGTGTGCAGTTGGAGGTTGGTCCTGTTGCGACTGCATTTGAGTTCAAGTCTTATCACCAAGAATTGGCTGAATGTCAGAGGTATTTCTACAAAAGTTCCGCAAGCACAGAGTTCTTCGCCAATGGTTTCGTGGCCACGTCTGGTCAGAAAATGGTTCATGCTACTTTGCCTGTCAGCATGAGAGCAACACCGTCGGTTACTCCAATAGATGCGGCCGCCAACAGTAATCGGATTAGTACCCTGACGCTTGCTGGTGTGCAGTCCAATAATCAGACAGTTGATTTAGCGGATGGACTAAGCAACAGATCGTGCCGTGTCTTGAAAGATAGCACGCATACAGGTTTCTATTTCGGTGTCGAAGCGAGCGCGGAGTTGTGATGACTGAATATATTGAGAAGCAAACACCTGAAGGTCGCGTCGTGATCCTGAAAGATGACACGCTTTGGATTCCCTCTGATCCTGATAACACCGATTATCAGGATTACCTAGCGTGGCTAGCGGAAGGCAACGAGCCGGAAGTAGTCAAGGCTTGATCACAGCGACATATTAGTAGACAAATGAGAGGTAACCTGCGCACATGAACCGAACCTTGGTCATACCTGATGACGCTGTTGTTGAAATTGCTTGCAGCGTTTGCAGTTAGGACTATGGCTACGAGTCTGACGCCGACGACTTGCTCAAGGCGTGGACGTGGCACCTGACTGACAAGCAACATCTATCTGTTGTTGCTGAGCAATAGACCAATCAGATACGCCAAACCGTATCGACCATCAAAAGTTCCATCAGCGTGATGGGCTTCGGCCCTGCCAGATGGTCGCACCTGAGCACGTGCCGAAACTGCTCACCTTCCATGGCGCGCCCTGCTGCCGCGCTTGATCGCAACAACACAACGGAGTTGAAGTGGAGCCAGCAGAGATTGTGGCCATCGCCGTCGGCATCGTGACGCTACTGAGCGCCCTGCTGGGTGGAGTGGTGTGGCTGATCAAAGCTCAGACCGCCATGCAGAAGGAGTTCAAGCCCAACGGTGGCAGCACCACCCGCGACGCGCTCAACCGCATTGAGCGGGACGTGCGCGAGATCCGCAACAAGGTGGACGACCACATCGACTGGCACATGGACCAGCGCTAACCCCAACATTTACCGGCCCCCACACCCGTGGGGGCTTTTTCATGTCAACAACCTGCGGAGGTAACCCATGTGGGAGTTGTCCTACTGGAAGCAACTGATCGAGCGCGCCGTGCGCACCGCTGCCCAGGTGGCATTGAGTTTCTGGGTGGTCGGCCAGACCGGCATCCTCGACGTGGACTGGCAGCAGTTCTTCTCTGTCGTGGGCCTGGCCACGCTGGCCTCAGTCGCCATGTCGCTGGTGGGTAGCGGTCTAAACGATCCAGAGAACCCGTCGATGGTGAGGCTCGACAAATGAGTTGGCCCAAGGTTCTTGAGGTCGCGCTGCGTCAGCGCCTGGGCGATAAGGTCGTGTTTCTCGACGACTGGCAAGACGTCAAGCGCAAGCCCTGGCCGCGCAAGGGCGTGCCGCTGGCGTTGATGGTCCACCACACTGCCGGGGCAGCCGGTGACAGTCGTGATCCCAAGCACCCAACAAACCAAAAGGGCGCCAACATGGGCGTGGTGCGGTTCGTGCACAACGCTGGCGGCATACCCAAGTCCAACTTCACCCTTGACCGCGATGGCACGGTCTACGTGTCCAGCGCCTGGCCGGTGCACCATGCCGGGCTGGGATCGTTCAAGGGCGTCAAGCCTTACGACCGCCTGGGCATCAACGACAACCTGGGCAACGACTACATGCTGGGCGTTGAGGTCGTCAGCAAAGGACTCAAGCGCGACTTCACCAAGGCGCAGAAGCAATCGCTGGGCAAGTTGGCCAACGCCTGCAAGGACGCCGCAGGGTGGAAGGGTTTCTACGCTCGTCTACCCAACCACCGCACCTGGGCACCCAACCGCAAGATTGACAGCCGCTACACGCTGCTGGCGCTACGCCGCTGGGCGCGCCTGTACCAATGAGCCTTGCCGACAAGTTGGCCAGCACCCAACGACGCGGCCCAGGCCTACCGTGCTCGGTGGCCATCGTGCTGGAAGCGCTCAGCGACAAAGATGCGCAAGCGCTACGTGACGCCCTGGCTGTACCGAAGGGCGACCCGAACCGGCTGAGTGCACAGCACATCAGCGACCTGCTCAACGAAGAAGGGCACCGAGTACCGCAGAAGTCTTTGGAACTTCACCGCAAAGGGGCGTGCCGCTGTGGGGCTGGCCGATCGTCTGCAACCTAAGCAACCCAAGGTCTGGGTGTACGACATCGAAACCAGCCCGCACCTGGCCTACACCTACAACCTTTACAACGCTGACATTCGCCCCGACATGATCGTGGAGCCAAGCCGCATGTTGTGTTGGGCTGGCATGTGGTTGGGCGAATATAAGGTTGCCTTTTATTCCGAACACCACCATGACCGCAAGCAGATGGTTGAGCAGCTGTGGCTGGCGCTCAACGAGGCCGACATCGTCGTCACCTACAACGGCAAGGGCTTTGACAACAAGCACGTCATGCGCGAGTTCGTCACTGCAGGACTAGGTCCACCCAGCCCGTGGCAAGACGTGGATCTGCTGAAGGAGAACCGGCGCCTGTTCAAGTTCGCGTCCAACCGCCTGGGCTACGTCACCGAAACCTTGGGCCTAGACACAAAGTTAGACACCGGCACTGGCCTGTGGCGGCGCGTGTTGGAAGGTGACGAGAAAGCCTGGGCGCTGTTCAAGCGTTACAACGTGGCCGACGTGCGCGCCACCGTTGCGCTGGCCGAGTTCTTGTGGCCCTACCTGCGCTTGCCGCATGTGGGCTTGTGGTCCGGCAACACCAAGGACTGCCCGTCATGCGGTGGCACTGAGTTGACGCCGATGGGCAAGACGTACACCAAGACTGCAAGTTATCCGCGCCTGGTCTGTTCGTGTGGTGCCTGGTGCAAGGTCATTAGTTCTGGGCAGACGCGGCCCATCTAGGAGGAATACGTGATCGACCCTGCGCTCGCATCCGATGCCGTCGCCACCATGATGGGCGACCGCATGAGCACCCACGGTCAACCGACCGCAACACTGGCGCGCATCGCTGGCATGTGGGGGGCCTACCTGGACCGCGAGTTAGGCGTGGCCGACGTCGCGGCCATGATGGTCATGCTGAAACTTGCCCGCGCCCGTCACGCCTACGACCGCGACCACTACCTGGACGCCATCGCCTACACCCTGCTGGCCGAGGACGGTGCCAGGCCGTGAAGGTCAAAGTCACCGTGGGCGAGGTGGAGATCACTGTCACTGACGCCGACTACACCCCGCGCCAAGTCACCGCGCTGCTGCACAGGTGCGCGTCCATCGCTGTGGCCCTGGGTGCCAGCGCCCCTGAGCCCGAGCCCGAACACAAGGGCGCAGCCGCAGGCTTCACCGCCCACCTTGAGTTAGACCCTGAACGCAACCTTGAGCCTGATTTGGCCGATTGGTTTGAGGAAGCCCCCTGACCGTTCCACCCCAGCCCCGTGGCTGCTCGCCCTCCTCCCGAGCAGCCGCGGGGCGCTTTTGCTATGCCACGGACGCGACCGCTGCAGCCAGCGCGTCGTTCTCAATCAACGTGTAGCGCATCGTGGTGGCTGGGCTGGAATGTCCGAGCAGCTCTTGCACCGCACGCAAGTCCTTGGTGCCGCGATAGGCCTGCGTGGCAAAGCGGTGCCGCAACTGGTGGGGTGTGAAACCTCGCGGCAGCACTGCCTTGATGCGCTTGTAGACGTAGTCATATCCCACGTGGCCGTCGCGCACGGGCGAGGGAAACACCCAGTCACCACTCACGCGGGCAATCAGCGCCGACAGTGGCGCAAGGATCAGTGGGTGCACAGGTATGAACCGCGTCTTGGAGCCCTTGCCGGTGACGCGCAAGCCGTAGGGCGTGATTGCGTCGGTGCGTAGCCCGCAGATCTCCGACACCCGCAGCCCTGCATACGACGCCAGCAACACCATGAGGGTCTGCTCGTCACCGTCGCAGTTGTCTAGTGCGGTGCGCATCATGTCCTCGGGCACCGGCCTGGGCCGACCGACGGGCACGCGGATGGGCCGCAGGTAAGCCGCTGGGTTTTCGTCTATGAGACCGCGACGGTGTGCCCAGGCGTAGAAGCCACGGATGGTGGAGCGCACCGACTTACGGGTCTCTGGCCCCCAGTTGGGGTTGCCGATGAAGGCCACCAGGTCGTCCTCAGTCATTGTGGTCAACATCAAGATCGCCCCCCCCCCCCGAATTGGCAGGTTTTGGGGGTGGTGGGGCGGCAACCAGATGCTGCCA